GAATTTGTTATTTTTTGTAGAGAATAAATGGACGGTTTCTTTTTTATCTTCATGGCAACAAGTGCCAAATTCAATATTATTTATTTTCTACTTGAACTTGTGAAGAATCCGGTGTTAGAAGATCTACAACCATATGAGATTGAGAGAGACCAAGAGAAACAACAGCAAAAACTCCAACGATTATCCAACGAAACTTTACAACTTCTTCTAGTTTATTTTCTACTTTTCCTATTCTTTCTGATACTGATTCATGCTGTTCTTTATTTTCGTTTCTTAAATCATTAATCATTTTAGAAATCATATCATCAGTTTTCCCACACTGTTCTATTCTTTCATCATGAACAGCAAGCATCTTACTTATATTTTGACTTGTTTTACCCATGATCTGAATTGCTTCGTCAATTTTTTTCAACATCAATTCATACGAAGAAAGTCTTTCTTCAAGAACAGCAATTTTAGTGTCTGCAGAAGTATTTGGATTAAACATTTCTTCGATGAGTTATTGTTGATTACACTACAAAACCAAACAACTCAAGTAGTTTCAAATTATTTATTATTTTTGTTTTGTCCACCTTTTACGGGAACCTGGTGGAAGTTTTATTTGTGGTCCTTTTCTTTTTTGAAGTCCCATCACAGGATCAAATCCAGCAGTTGGTCCTTTGGGATCTGCAGATCCCGTAAATCCGCCAGCACCAACTACCATGTTTTCTCTTATTATTTGAATGATGCGATCAATCTTCTTCTTTTCCATTGTAGATTTTATAAAGTTCGGATAAACAATAAAGATCGACCTGTATATCATGAATGCCAGTTTTTGGATATTCTGGCCACTTCCCCAAGAATATTATAAAACTCTTCATTGTAGGCCACAAATCATTTTCTATTTTAAAAAATAGCATTGGAGTTGTGGCCTCACCAAATATATTATAAAGAATAATAAAATGATTTAATAAAAGATGTGTCTTTAACTGTCCACCACTTTTATATCGTTTCAATAATCTTTTAATATATTTGAAATGGTTTAAATCTTTGTCAAAATCCTCTCGCGTTACTGCTTGAGGATTTTCATAATGTTTAATTGCGAACAGGAGGAAATTATCCTCATTCAATTCATTAAATAGCATATCATAGAGTAACCGTTAGTGTAGTGGTGCCAATACCAACACCAGAAGATACTGCACCAGCACCTCCAATGTTACGGGTGATATCTGCATTAAATGCACTAATTACACCAACACCGTTTGATCCATCAGTAATAACACCAACAAATCCTCTAGCAACATCAATTGCTAATTTAGTTTGATTTGTACGAGTGCTAAAGGTTACTGTCGATCCAACACCAAGTCCATAATTTGCAGTGCTTCCTGTACCAATTTCAATAAATGTTGATCCTACAGCAACAAGTGGCGCATTAGTAATTCTAATTCCTCTGTCGGTGTTAACCGTTACAGAACTACCAAGAGAAACTCCAGATGTGGAATCAACATAAATTACTGTTGCACCTATGCCAGCAGTGTTTCCTGAAGAAACCGTTGTGGTCAAGAACAGAACGTTTGCAGATAGAACAGTTCCAGGAGCAGTAAATGCAAATGCTACTCTATTAGTAATTTGTCCATTAAAGTTTGTATAAACATCAGGAGATCCGTGATTTGCAGCAGGACCAATCCAAGCTTGTTGTGGTGCTCCATACAATGATGAAGTTGCATAAGCTACAATTGATGCAGATTCATTTGCATTATTTGCATCAAAAGTTCTGATGTTTACAGTAGCACCTGCGCCGGCAAATACAATTTCATTAAAGACAAGATGAGCATAAGCAGTTGTTCCTGTGGTGATTCCAGATGTTCCGCCACCACCAACACTAATTCTTGAAGACTTATTTGGATCTTCAAAGAAAACCGCAACAGGAGATCCAATTCCAAGTCCTGTTGATCCACTATCACCGCCTTGTCCTGTGGTATTTAATCCTGTTACAGGAACTAAGACTTCATCATAATATCCAGTGGATAGTCCAGATTGTTCTGATGAATGATATCTTCTATAAACCCAACCGCGCACATCTGCAAAACAATTCCAAGGAGTATTGTTTCTATCATTCTCGGATAAATGCTTTGGAATAGCATAATTATTATCTACAGTTTCAGTTGTTGTGGAAATGCCCCAGAGTGCCATTCTTTTTACCTTTACTAATTTTATTCGTAGAAATATTTATAAAAAAGGAGACGTTGGTTTTTGTCTCCTTTATACAATATATTTTTTTTAAACGTTGAGTGTTAGATCAACTAATCAAGCTTGTGGCGTAAAGAGTTTATCTTTTACAAGCTCATAAACAACATTATCAATACTATTATCTGTCGATTTAACGTATTTTGCAAGTAACTCAAGAACCAAATTTTTAACCGCTGGATGTGTTGCGATTGAAATAATTAGTGGTTTCACCACATTAATTAGAGCGTCCCTCATAATTTTCTCCGTAATAGAGTATCCAGCACTATTTAGAAACTCAAGCAGTAATAGAGGGATCAGAACCTTTTGGCGCAGATCTCAATGCTTGAAGTTTTCTTTGAAGAATTTGAACTTCTTGCTGCCTTGTTCTATCTTTTTGTTGCTGCATTTTCTTGTTCTCTTGCTCAGAACCACCAGTCTTTGAAGATTTTGGGTTAATTTCCATTGCCTGCTCAGCAATTTTCTTAGCCATCTTAGTGGCGGTTGCCATTTTGACTTCCATACCACGACCAGGATATCTTCTTTCAAAATCAGATAAGTTCATAGACTGTGCAATTTCTTCTCTTTTTTTCTTCTCAGCAGCAGTTAAAGTCTTTTCATCAATTCGAACTTGCTCGCTTCTTACACTTGCAAGGAGATCATCCAATTTTGACTTTCTTTTTTTCTTTGTTGCTGTTGCAGCAGGTGCTTTTGCTTTTGCTTTTGGCGCAGCTGCTTTTTTAGTTGTTGCTTTTGCTTTTGGTTTTGCTGGAGTTGTTGCACTACCTTCCCAAGGATCAGAAGGTTTTTCTGGTTTTGCTTTTGGTTTTGGTTTTTGAGGAACTGTAGAACTTCCCTTCCAAGGATCAGCAGGTTTTTCTGCTTTCTTTTTGGCAGGTGGAGTATAAGAACCACTGCTTACTCTTTCTTTTTGACCAACACCAGCACCACGATATGTTGATGGCTTTCTTTCTGTAGTGCTTGTTTTTTTATCACCACCTTCCATTTTGCGTGCAACACCTAATGCACCTTTAGCAACTTTTCTTGCTCCTCTTGCAACTGCCCCAGCAGCTGCTTTTTTAGCGCCACGAACTTTACTTGTAAGTTTTTGCCTAGCAAGTCTTCCAACTGCTGCAACTAAATTACCCCTTTTCTTTTTAGGAGTAGCAGTATCATGACCAAAAGTTACTTTTGCTTCAGTGAGTGCAAACTCAAGTGCTTCCTCAATATCATCTTCTCCATATCCCTCTTCTAGGAGTTCATCATAAACACTTTCTACAATATAATCAACTTCATCGATCTCAACCATCTCAATAAGAGTTCCACCAAGATTCTCTACTGCTTCACCAAGATCAAGTTTTGGATTGATATCAATTTTATTATCAACTTGCTTTTCTACTATTTTTTGGTCATGATCTTTTTTTGGTTGTATTTTATCGACAACCTCAATTAAGTCCTCTCTCCAATTAGAATATCCTTCTTTTGCAATTACTTTTGAGCGAACTTTTCTACGATTCTTCAAATATGCATCAGACTTATCCGAATCACCATCATTATCAATATCATCATCTTCCTTACCAACTGGATCCAGTGCTTCTTTTACTTTCTTTTTCTTGAACTTACCAGAAACTTCTCCCTCTTCCCAACCTTTTCCGTCACCATCATTGTCCCACCAACGCTTCGCTTTCTTTTCTTCTTTAATACCTTTCTTTGCTCTCATTGCTTTTGCTTTTGCAAGTGCTCTTTCTCTAGCAGCATCTCTTTCCGATTTTGGAATAGCAGTTACGGCACCAAGTTTTTCTGCTGGTTTTCCAGGAACTGCTGACTCAGCAACCTGTTCCAAATAAACTTTGGAAATTTCATTCAGAGGATTAATTGACATTTTGATTAGGCACTTACTTTACTTTTTCTATACTTATTTATGAAATTCAAGAATGCCTTACCTCCTGCCTGAAGATTCTCCTTTCCCAAAGTTGAACCAGGTGTCTGTTTAACCGCATACTTTAAATATCCCGTTGTTCCTGCAAGTGTATTTGGTTTTCCTGGTTCTCTATACATACTATCCATCTTAACTTCAGTATACTCCATCACATCTTTAATCCAAGACTTGAACATATAACCTTCTTCAGTTACGCAAATTAAATGATTAGTTCCTCTACGCATTACCTCACCAATCAATCCAGTGTTTAGGTTTTGGACTTTATCTCCGATTCTAAAAATTTTTCCTCTTACATAATTCTCACGAAGATTTTTCATATCATACTTTGGAGCAATCTCCCATAATGCATAACTTTCCGTTTTAACCTTTACCTTCTTAACACCCATTCCCTGGCGAACTGCAGTGAAAAGTGCTTGAGCTTCTCCATCATCAAGAGTCTTTGGAGTTCCTCTACGGAATGATTTAAAATCATCATCCATCACTGCCTTTCTCATTTTAGATGCAGACATTCCCTCAACACCTTCAGCATCTGCATCTCTTACACCAGCAGAAATTACACGAATCTGTTCAAAATCATAAAGATTTCCATTATATTTCTGTGCTAGATTTTCAAATTCTGCTTGACGATCAGATCCAACAACAATATTTACATTAGTATACCCATCCTCATTTGCATTAATCAATACATCAAAAATAGTTTTCATGTCCCTATCATTAATAATGTTCTCCTCAAAATCAGGGAACATTTTTTTCATAAAGGAAACTTTATTATCAGGGTCTAAAGGATTCTTCTTTGGATCTTGAGATCTTGAGGGATAGATTTTAATATCTCCGCCAGCAGATATTCTCTTTGCCGACTTAAGAAGTTTATCATGCCCTACTGTTGGTGGATTAAAGCGACCAAACACAATGGTAAGTGGTGGCAGTTCCTCCGCAGGTTGCTCTTCTGGTGCTTGTCCTGGCGCTGCTTGAGGTTGTGGTGCAGGTACTTGTGCTGCTTGAGGTTGTTGTGTAGTTGGTGCAGCACCAGCGGGTTGTCTTCCTGCTGCTGGTTCTTCTGCACCTTTCGGTTGGCGACCATCAATATACTTAAGTTTTCCTTTATCAGTTCTCGCAACAAGTTTACCAGAACGATCTAACCATCCACCATGACCGTCTCCAGTATATCCAAGTTTTTTCGCCTGCATTGCTGCTTGCGACTCTTTTGCTTCGGATAGAAAATTGAAAAAACTCTTCATATTGCTTTTTGATATACTTTTATTTATTTGTTTAGTAAATCTTTAAAAATGGACCATTTGCAGATCCAAACTCCTTTTTCGCCCCATAGTATAAAACTCTACACCATTCTTTCATTTTCTTTTTCTTTCCAATCTCAACCCAAGTATTTGCCCATTCCATTGCTATAAGTTTTGAAGAAAATCTTCCAGCCGAACTTCTATCACTGGTATTTGATTCATATATAATTGCATTTTCCAAAATATCTTCAAAAGTATCTCCAATTTTTTTGCCATTTTGATATACGGCAACTTCGCCAAAATCAATCATAGAATTACTTTTTAATTTATTATACAAATCTATCCAGTATTTTTTATCAATGTCTTTCCAATTTCCTACGGGGGGGATATGAGGATGTTTACTTGCAGATGATGGTCTTGTCATTCCAAGATCTGAAAAAAACTTATCCATAGCAACACTAGAAACTTTTCCAAGTTTTGCTCCAGCATCTTTTCCCTTTGGAGTTAAGTCAGTTTGAACTACATTTCTTGCTTGAGAATATTGAAAATTTCTAGATTGTCCATGTATTTGTCCCCCAGATTCTGTTTTTAAATCAAATCCAAGTTCTCCAGTATCAAATAAAAAGTTTGCCTTTTTGCCCAAAGTGAGAGTACATTTTAAAGAACCAGGAATGAGATCGATATCAACTCTTGATGTTTTATCTCCCCCCATATTTGCCAATTCCACACTGGCAGTTTTTTTGTTTTTTGAGATCGCCTTCAAAGAAACTCCAATTAATATTTTATCCTCTAGTGCCTCTTTCATATAAGTATTCAAAAGAGAAAGATTTGCCTGCTGACTGATCCCATCAATATTAGTAAGTTCTCTTATTGTCCCCTCAACAGTTTTTTTCATATTTTTTTTAACCATAACAATATCCATGGGATTCCATCTATCTTTGACAGAAACTCCACAATCTTTTTTGGCAATACCTTCAATATATGGCATTATCCCAGAATCTCTAGAATACTCATATCCTTTATTTGAACCAAGAAATTTCTTTAGTGCTTCTACTTGTTTTCTATATGTCTCTTTCCATTCTGCATTATATCCATCATAAACTTTCAACATAACTGCATCCGATGGTTCTTTTCCAGTTTCAATTACAGATTCAAAAAAAACTCTTGAACCATTTTCCTGTTTAGCAGTTTCTGTAGCACTGGTGGCCATCGGATAAAATACTCTTTAAAGTATTTAGAATGGAGAATAGGAGACTCGAACTCCTGACTTCCTGCTTGCAAAGCAGACGCACTACCAACTGTGCTAATTCCCCAATACAAACAGTATAAAACCCCCCAACTAAAAAGTCAAGGGGTTAGAGCAACCTTCCATGGTTATTTATCAGTCGAGCTCACCCATTGCTTTTTGCTTACGAAGTTTCTTAGGATTCTTGGTTACTGATCCAGATCCATATGAAGTCTCCAAATCGAAGGCACGTTCAGACCTTCTTTCTGTTCTATCATCAGCAGTCATTTTACCTCTTCCATGATGAGGTCCACCTCTAAGAGATCTCCACATATGCTTCTCAGCAGACTTCACTTTTTTAGTCTTTTCTCCTTTTTTAGAATACTCAGATGCGGGTTTATTAGTTCTCTTTCTAACTAGGGCGCTATATGCTGCAGATGCCTTTGGAGTTTTACCATAGGAACCTTCTGCTTCCAAGATTTCTTCAATATCATCAACATCAAGTTCATTTGCCATCATCCACTCTGCTTCTTCCAGAGTTTCTGCGTATCCTTCTACTTGGAGGAACTCAAGGACTACATCAAAGATATCAAGGTCTTCTTTTCTTGTTCTCTTATCTAGAGTTTTAAATGCTCTATGTTGACCAATCTCATGTCCAATAGACTTACTCTTTTCTTTATCAGTTGCAGTTCCTTGGTCCCACTTTTTGTTTATTTCAGCATGACTTTTGCCAGATTTTTTAATGTAAGCACGCAACTTACGATTGGAGAGTTCATCAATCTGTTGAGGAGCATAAACTTCAGAATATGCTTCCATCAAACCGCGTAGTTCTTTAGGGTCCATTTTTACAAATACTTTTTAGTTATTTATAAAAAAAAAAGACCCCGAAGGGTCATACACCAAGAACAGCACCAATATTATCATCAAGTTGTTGAATCACACTACGAATATCAACTACCCGAGGAGGAACACTCATTTCATCATAAGTGTATCCTTTTTGTGCGTCAAACAGAACTTGACGAACTGCTGCAGCTGTACGAGCATCCATTTTGATTGCTACTTGTTTTTCTTTAGTCACAGGTCTCCCTCCACACGGTTTTCAGAACGGTAAACATCAAAAGCACCCTCAGGATAACGAGCACTCAGTTTCTCATAGTTCATCTGAAGTACTTCATCAAATGAAGTGCCAAGAGACATACATGCTTGAGCGAGATACCAACAGATATCTCCAAGTTCACGCTTCATATGGAAAACACTTTCTTCATTATAGGTTTTGCCCTGAAGGATAATCTTTTTAACTACTTCAGTAAACTCACCCGCTTCTGCACTGATACCAAGAGCAGCAGTAAGAAGACGAGGAACATCAGTGTCAGTAGAAGTTTCCAATTCAGCAATACGGGCAAGAAGTGCTGCTAGATCACTACTTGCGGGACTTGTAGTTTGACGAACAAATTCGATGTACTTATTCGTATCAATAACTTTGTTTTCAGACATAGTAAATTTAGTAGATCCGTTTTCTAGAGTTTCTTTTTTTATTGTAATGGTCATCAAGTTCCCTCACACCAAGAATTAATATACTTTTCTTGTTCCTCAGTAAGAGTATCAATTACAATACCCATTGCAGAGAGTTTGAGTTTCGCAATCTCTTCATCCTTTTCAGCAGGAACTGGATAAACACCAGGAGCAAGTTTACCTTGATTCTGAACAAGGTATTCAACAGCAAGAGCTTGATTTGCAAAACTCATATCCATCACAGCGGAAGGGTGACCCTCAGCAGCACCAAGGTTTACAAGTCGTCCATCAGCAATCACTACAACTTCATTGTGTTGAAGTTTATATTGTTTCACAAAAGGACGAACTTCTTTAATTTCAGTTGCATTTTCTTCAAGAGATTTTACATCAATCTCATTATCAAAGTGACCAGAGTTGCAAACAATCGCCCCACTCTTCATCCACTTCATATTATTATAAGTGATTACATTTTTATTACCAGTTACGGTGATAAAAATATCTCCAACAGTGACTGCATGAGCCATAGGGAGAACTCTATATCCTTCCAGGGTTGCTTCAATTGCTTTTACTGGGTCAATTTCAGTGACGATAACATTTGCTCCCATACCTTTAGCACGAAGAGCAACACCTTTACCACACCAACCAAATCCAGCAACAACTACAGTTTTTCCCGCAAGAAGAATATTAGTTGCACGAATAATACCATCAAGAGTTGATTGTCCAGTTCCGTAACGATTATCGAAGAAGTGTTTGGTCTGAGAATCGTTTACGTTGATTGCAGGATGCTTGAGCACTCCATCATTAATCATAGCACGAAGACGAACAATACCCGTAGTGGTTTCTTCGGTCGTTCCAATCAAATCAGAGATCTGTTCAGGACGTTCTTTGATCAGAGTTGCTACAACATCAGATCCATCATCAATAATAATATTGGGACGATGGTCAAGAGCGGTATTAATATGTCGAATATAAGTGTCACTATCTTCACCTTTAATTGCAAATACAGGAATATCCCAATACTTTACAAGAGCAGCAGCAACATCATCCTGAGTCGAAAGAGGGTTGCTAGCAATCAGCATTGAATCTGCACCAGCATTCTTGAGTGCAATACAAAGATGTGCAGTTTCTGTCGTAACGTGATTACAAGAAACTAGGCGCACACCTTCAAGTGGTTTTTCTTCAGCAAATCTTTCTTGGATTTGCTTAAGAACGGGCATTTCTCTTCCTGCCCATTCAATGCGTTGTTTGCCAAGTTCGGCAAGATTAATATCAGATATTTCGTAATTTGTCATATTAATTAAAACTTAAATCCTTCAAATGTTTTCTTTGGTTTTTTTTCTTCATAATCATACTCTTCTTCTTTCCCATTGTCAAGAATATCTTGTTGAGCAGATTGTTCACAATCATAAAGACGCATCTTGGCACGATCAATGCCAATCACGAAACGTTTGTATATGGTAGGATCATTATACCTATTCTTAAGTTGTTTAACTAGAATCTGACCCAGACCTTCCAATTCTTCAGTGCTAATAAGAGCAAACATAAGATCGGCAGTAGCAGGAAGTCCAAAGGATTCAGAAGTATCAGTAAGTTCAACATCAGAGCTACCATAACCAGAACGTGTAGTTTGGGTGGCAGATACGATTGGTACGTTGAATTCAACTGCAAGTCCCCTAAGTTCTTCTGCGATTGCTTTGACGAAAGTATAAGAATTGATATTACTATTTCCCCTATACCTAGAGGAAGAGCAAATATTAAGATAATCAATAAAGATAATATCAGGTCTAAATGACTTCTTAAGTGCAAGTTCATTAAGAAGTGACTTAAAGTGCCCAGCATGAGCAGAAGCAGTAGGATATTCTTTAATTATAAGAGTTCCTTGTGTCTTCTTTGAAAGATTTGTAATTTTACTTTCAAACATCTGCTTTGGAAGATCTGTAATATCTTGAATTGCAACGTTTAGTAAGTTTGCGTCAATTCGCTCAGCAATTCTCTCCTCCGCCATTTCAAGAGTGATGTAGAGAACGTTCCTGCCTTGCAATAAGACGGAAGCAGCAACATGGCACATAAAGAGACTTTTTCCGACACCCGTACCAGCAAGAGCGACATTGAGAGTCTTATTAGGTAAACCACCTTTTGTGATCTTGTTAAAGTATTCAAGGTCGAATTCAATTTTCTCCTCCTTTCTGTGATAGGATTCATAGCGTTGTTCATAATCTAACAGATAATCGTGTCCGATATGAGTATCAAAAGATACTGCAAGAGCATCTGATAAAATACTAGGGATACTATCGCGATTTTTCTTCTCATCTTTACCATCGGCAATATGGATTGATTCCATAAGGGCAAGATAAATTGCACGGTCGCGGCACCACTTCTCAGTGGTTTCAACTAACCAATTAAATTCAACTGGAACATCCTCCAAACAAGAAATTAATTGGGTGATTTCTTTAAAGGAAGTATCTGTAATATCTTGGCGATTTTCTACCTCAATAAAAAGAACTTCTTTAGTAGAAGGTTGGTTGTACTCTTGAACAAAGTTCAAAATTTCCTCAAATACAACTCTTTGGTTAGTGTCTTCAAAATATTCAGATTTAATAAAAGGTATTACTTTTCTAATATATTCTTCATTATGCAATAGGTTTCTAAGAATTAGAAACTCAACTTTCTCCATAACTAAATTCCTTACGTGCGATTTCGTCCAACTTTTGCATTACTTCTTCAGTAAAATATTCTTCAGGTTCCTTTAGAATCTGTTTAGCATAAATTTTCTTACCATCGATCTCATAACGTCCCGCTACATTCTTCCAGAGTCCACCAATCTCACCAAGTTCCAAAAGACCATAGTAACGATCAAGGCCGCGCTCATCATAATACAAACGGACTTCAACATCTTTATTCTCCTTACTCAAACGCGATTTAGCAGTCTTAGCCTTGATAATATTTCCGACCACTTCTGTTCCATCCTTTTCTTTCTTTTTGCTGAGATAAATGATTGAAGACGCTGCGTACTTGAGTCCGCTACCTCCCCCCATTTCCTTAGTTGGTACATAAGCTCCGATAACATCATATGTGTGATTGGTAACGATCATTGGAATATTTGCTTGACCAAGTTTGAGAGTAAGCATACGAAATGCACCCTTGATAAGTTGTGATTTGGTCATATCACGAACTTCCTTATCGTTCAGAGCATCATTGATCTCTTTGCTGGTAGAAAGCATACCTAAAGAGTCTAGCACAAACATGCAAGGATTGCGCTCACCTTCAGGTTTTTTCATATACAAGTCTACCGCTTTAAGTGCTTTACCACGAAACTCTTCAACTGTAACAACATTAACAACAACAATGCGAGAAGTATCAATTCCACGGGATTCTAATAGTGATTTAGTAATAGCAGCTTCAGTATCAAAGTAGAGACAATAACCATCGGGGTTAGTATTAAGAAAATTCTTAACAACAGCGAGAGAGAAGAAAGTTTTTCCAGTAGAAGACTCTCCAGCAATAGCAGTAATCTTATTGCCAGATACGCCACCAAATACACTACCTGAAACCAGTGCATTAAAAATGTACGAACCTGTATCCACATAACTCTCAGTCTCATCAATATCAGAAGCAAGTTGTGTATACTCGCCACCAATTTCCTTTACAATATCTTTAAGAAAGTCCATATCAACCAATGTTAATTTTCCAGTTTTTTACGTCAGTATCACCCTCTCTCCTAATATCAAGAGAAGTTCCATCATCAAAGGCATCTAACACACCAACACCCTGATTTTCATAAAGTGATTTTTCAAAATAGTACCAACTATCATCACTTCTTTGAATAGAAAACCAAGGGCACCCTACACTAGGATTAGTAAAGCACATAAGAAGTGCCTTTCCAATAGGATCACCATTGCGGGTCACTTTCTGTATTCGGACATAAACGTCCATATCATTTACCCAATTACTGATACCATCAACAATATCAGCAACAATATCAGTACTAATTCCACCAATAGTAGTAGTTCCAGATACTTCTGGAAATGGACTCATAATATTCGTGTCCTTATCAATATAAGAAATAGTTTTAGTTTCTGGAGATGGTGTTGCCATCTTGATTTGATAGAAAACATCATCTGCCCACCCATCACTATTCCTGACCATTACGTCAGTATCTTTTACCATCCACGCTGTAAGTCTTTTAAAAATTCTAGATAGTTTTTTCATTATTATCATCCAAAAAATAATTCAAGGTTTACAGTTTTTTCTACATTCCACCCAATAGCATCGAGAATAATTTTAAGTGGTTCTAGAAATGCTTTTTCAAATTGTAGTTCATAGTCTATGTATTTGTCAATGTTAAGTTCTTTAGGAAACTCTTGAATAAAAGAAACCACATTCTCTTGAATTGTATTTGGTTTTTTTAAGTAAATAAATTTAATTTTTTCCCCATTTTGAATTAAAGAATACTTGTTTGTTAGATTATTCTTCTTAATATAATAATTAAAAAGCAATGCCCCTCTAACGTGAATTGGAGTGCCCTTTATATAAATTGTCGAAGATGACTGATATTTTTGAACATCAGACACAGAACGCGGAAATGAAATTTGTTCTGGTGAAAGTGATTTAAATTCTTTTCTTGCATTCTCAATAAAGTCGATCACTTCATCTTCTGTTCCACTCATCATCAACTTCAAAGCATCCTTAATCATCTTACGACAAGGTGCAGGAGTAGAAGATTTAACTGCTTCAATGCCCATCATCTTTAGTTTTGGTTCTTCATATCGGACACCTTCACTATCCCACACATTGAGAATGTAACGCTTCTTTGCGGTCCAGATTCCGCGATCAGCAATATTTTCTCGCTTCATCTGCATCTTCTGATCGTATGCATTTACATAGGTCGCCAATTCTTGGTAAGAACCTTCAATATACTTTTCAAGTTCCATCGAAGCGACCTTATCAAGGAACGAAACAACGCTTTCAGTAGTTTTCTCTCTTCCCTTGAATACAGTTTCAACCAAAGGACCCATATTAAGATAAATGGAATCAGTATCAGAAGCAATGACATAATCTACACCGTCTGTTTTGAGAACTTTGTTTAAATAAGAGTTCATTTTTTCTTCAATCCAACGAATTGAAACTTGACCACTCAAAGTGATTGCCTCAGCATTTTCAAGTTTGTAGTAACGAAAATACTGATTACCAATTGCACCATAAGCAGAGTTCAAAGAAATCTTCTTTGCCATCTGAATATTATTACAACGAGCAATCTCTTTTACAAGTTCTTTATTCTTGGTTTTTTCATATTGCTTCTTTGCTTCAATCATCTTCTTTTTAAAGATGACACGATCCTGATACATCTTTTCCATCAGCTCAGGAAGAAATCCACGAATGTCCTTACGAAACATTGCTCCGTTTGCACACACTGCGTAGTCTTTATACATCTCAAAACTGATCTGTTGATTTAAAATTTTATCAACAGTCACATTTGGATGTCTCTCATCAATCAAAGTTTCTGGAGAAATATTGTACTGCATAATCAAGTGAGGATACAGTGAGTTAAGGTCAAAGTTTACCACCCAATCATACTTGCCAGGTTTTGGTTCTTTTACATATGCACCAGCATACTTTTCATTCTTCTGAGATTTATTCTTGGGCGGAATTACAATGTTTCTTTTCTTAAGATAATTGTAGATAATATTATCCCACATCCTAACTTGATAAAACACATCAGCATAATTCACTTTGGCATCATATGCCATCGTAAGTGCAAGTTCAATCAGTTTCATCTTGTCTTCCAAACGGTCAACAAGTTCTACGTCAACAATGTTATATTCAATAAACTTTTGCCAACCTTGAGTATAGAAATCTTTGAATGTATCAAACTCAGAGTGATCCAGTTTCTTCTGTCCCAACTCAACCTCGGCAATATAATCAAGACGATATGACTCCTGTGCTTTATAAGTAAACTTTTTATAAAGATCAAGATAATCAAGTTGAGTCATTCCACCAACATCAAATGTTGCGTGCTTACGTCCATTGATAAAAACCTCACCTTCAGTCACAAGTCCCCAATTAGAAAACCGTTTCATCAGTTTCTCACCAAGAACACGATTCAATCTCTTACAGATATATGGAATATCATACAACTGAATGTTCCACCCAGTTACAACGTCAGGAACATCAATCATCCAATAATTGATAAAGTGGTTTAGAAGTTCATACTCTGATGGGCAGTAATGATAAGTCACATTACTTTGCTTATTGTTAAATGGTTTTACTCCCCAAGTAACAATCTTTTTAGTAGTATAATCCTGAATAGTGATTGCAAGAATTTCCTCAGAACAAGATTCCACATCGGGGAATCCCGCTTCAGAAGCAACCTCAATATCCAAAGTTACAAGTTTAATTTTACTAATATCAAACTTAATTTCATCCTCTGGATATTTTTCGGAAATATATTGATAGATGTAGCGATCATTTCCATAGATCTCAAACCCATCAATCTCATCATATTTTTTATAGAATTCTCGACAATCCCTTACAGTTCCTGGGTTGATTGGTTCTACTGCTTCGCCGCCTAATGTTCTATACTTAGAATCTTTTTTAGTTTTTACAAAAAGAGTTGGGAAAAACTCATCTCTTGTCTCAAATCTTTTACCATTATCTACTCCACGAACCAAAAACTGATTTCCAATCAATTGAACATTAGTGTAAAATCTCATTCTTTAATCAAGTCCTCGTATTTTTCAAGTAGAGTAGGTGTCGGATCAGCAAGCGTAATAATCTTATCAGAACTAATCATAAATGTATCTTGTTTAGTATAACCACACAAGAAAGGTTCTAAAGTTTTATCACTCCTAATAACAAAAGGATTTACAAGTTTGCAGTCTGGTTCCCCAATATCTGCACCAA